AGAAATCCGTTCTCCCCGTGCTTGATTACGTCCGTGTAGGGGATGGTTTCGCTTGCTATTATCGCCTTGTTCATCCACCCGGCCTCAACGACCTTCAACTCGGATTTCAGTTTGTTGAACTTGGTGTCCCGGAGTGGTGCAAGCGTTACGTTCACGAAGTTGTAGCCCCCGACGTAGGAGTAGATGTCAGCAGCCTGAATGCGTCCGTAGTTCGGGTTGTTCCCTTGGTCGCTGATTATCTTCTCGTAGCCTTCATAAACAGGATTATTGTCGTTCCAACCTCCAAGGTAGAGGCGGTACTTGCCGTCAAGGTTTGCGTCCCAGCGTAACTTCTGCATCCCCTCACGGAGCAGTTCCATGTCTTCCCCGTGCTGCGCACCACCGAACCAACCGAACTTGACGAGGTGCTTGTCGGGTTCTTCCTCCGGGTTGGGAATGAACTGCTGATACGCTTCGTAAGGCTCATTCTGCAAGATGCTCACATTCGCATTTAGAGGCCGTATGCGAGCAGCAAGATGCTCGGTGGTACAGGTAACCCAGTCAGCCAATTTAATGTGCTTACGGATGACCTCTGCGAGTTTGGTTTGATGGTAGTGGCGGTACATGATGTGGCCGCTCTCAAGGACCCAGTAATCGTCCAAGTCAAGGATGACTTTCGCCCCATATTGGGTCAGGGCTTTGTAGACGTTCTCGACTTGCTCCATGGTTCCCTGACACCAAAGCCGGCTGAACAGGAACAGATCTATTGAACGAAGCCCCTCGTCGCTGATCGTGGTGATATTCTCGACGCACACATAGTCAAACTCCGGGTAGTTGTCGCCCAAGTATGCGTTCGGCATTTCGAGGCGGTAGTAACTGCACCCGGTTGGATGGGCGTTGTAAACAATGCAAATCTTCATGGCCGTAAAAATAAGAAGGGCAGCCATTGCTGACTGCCCCTCTCAAACCTCAGATGATGAAAACCTGATGCGAAGATACTACGAACCCGTGATTTGTGTGGCCAACGGTGTAAAAGTTGTTGACACAATCAAAAGCATTGGGTCGGGTTCCATCCCTGTCAGCGTCATTTCGTAGCCACTTCTATCTCCGAATGCAGTACCACTGCCAGCAGTTCCAGCAGTTGCCTCAAGGCCGTTCGCAGCACCCAACACCCAGTATCGATTGTTGTTGTCTTGGACGATGACCAGCAAGCGGTTGCGAGCAAGCAGGCGGAGTTCGTTGCGTACTGCGACTTGCAGTTTGTTGATGGTAAAGGTAACCTCAGGGGTGTAGTAAATCGAGCCGTTCTCGATGCTTGCGTTTAAGGTTTCGGTCAAGGATGACGTAGCCTTGGTCAAGTCGTACTCGTAGAAACCCGAAGAGAAACCCGTGAAGCCTGTAACAGTACCGGAGCCATTGGTGTTAACGGTTCCCGTAGCATTCCAGCCTTGGACGTAAATTGTTTTGATTCCACCTACGGAATCACGGCAGCCGAGGGCGTAGCCAGTTGTTAAGGAGCAGGACATATGTGTATTTGGGTTTTAAGTTTCAAGAGAACAAAAAAGTGAGGGGAGGTTTCCCTCCCCCCTACACATTAGGTCAAGCGGAAGTCAACGACCAAATCTGGCCACGCCAGTTGCACGCCTGCTTTGAAGGCTGCGATCGTCCGAACTTCGTCGTTGTCTCTCGAATAAAAGATTGAGAACTGCTCCTCGTCGGACAACAAGTCGGTTCCGTAGAAGAAGTTACCGAGGTAAGACGAAACGATGCGGTTTGTTCCAGTCAAGCCGGGGACTGCAATGACACGGACATTCGTGCCGGGATACATGATGTCCCCGTCAGCAAGGCCAGCCAAGTCAACTTGGTTATACAGGACGTTAGCGGTTGATTTGAACGCACCAATCAACGTACGGAAGTTGTCCCAACCGCAGAAGATTACGAGGTCCGTCTTGGTCAAGATGGCCTGTGGGATTTGGTTGTAGATACCGTCGAAGATGGCGATTGCGTTGCCTGTGGTGATACCAACAGACGCAGAAACCGCTCCTGTGTTACCGCTGATGGTAGAACCTGAAGCAGCGTTCAAAAGTTGGTTGACACCTGAAAAGTAAGCGTTGCCCTTCCAAATTGCGTTCTCCAAAGCCTCTGCGATACGGAGAACTTTCTGCTCGGCAAACGCCTGCTCAAAAGGAACGCCTTCGTACATTGAACCAGCGGTCAACTGGGTCTGCATCCAGTACTGCTCTAAAGCGCGAGGACACAAAGTTTCCATGACCTTCATACGGCCAACGGTGATATTTCGCTGACTGAATGTGGTAGTGCCTGAACTTGTGTAACCGCAAGCATCACCGCCTTGCAGAACTGCATCGGTGTCCATGAGGTTAAGGGCAGCAGCAAACTTGACACCAACTTGCTTGGTGAACAAAGATGCTGAACGAGCGGAGAATACCGCTTTGGTGATGAGAGGGAGCCTCTCTTGGTCGGTGTAGGTGGCTAAATTGCCAAAATTGTATGCCATGGTTAGTGGGGGGGGGTTAGGGGTTTAGTTTTTTTTGAGTGATTGTAGTGCTTGTGCGAGTGCGTTGAAGTTCTGCGAGGCTTGGGCTTTGCGTTGCTCAACGATTGCGGAACCGCTTGCTTTGGGGGCTTCGGCTGGGAGTTCGGAAACCTTCTCGACGATATCGGCCATGGTTTCAACTTGGCTTGCGAATGCGGACATTTTCTCCTTCATCTTGCCCATCTCGGCATAGGCAGCCTTGAGTTCTTCCATGATGGCTCCAAGGTGCTTGGCGACGATAGCCTCAACGACTTCGGGGGTCATGGCAGGATAGGCTTCTTTGATTTCTTCGGTAACCTCAACGGCCACTTCGGGGGTGATTTCAGCAGCAACGGGCAAGGCTTCGATTTCGGGGGTTGCGACTTCGGCAGCGATGACCTCAACGATTTTGCCTCCTTCGGTCTTGATAGTACCAACGCCCTCAACGACGTGTTCGCCATCGGGGGCAGGGAGTGTGCCGTCTTCGGCTACGACGTAAACGGCAGTCCCGGCAACGAGGTCCCCGTCAACACGGACAACCGTGCCATCGGTCAACTTGTAGTCAGCGAAGGACTGTTTTTGAGTGCTGAATTTGCGAAGTTCACTTCGCAGGGATTCGATTGCGTTTTTCAGGTTCATAGTTGATTGGATTTGTAGGTGGGGGTTAATTGTTGCAAAAAAGCGGTTAATTCGTCAGCAAGGCCAGCGAGTGCGACCTCCAGTTCGGATTCGGTTTTGTCCATTCCAAAAAGCCCTTCAACGGAGAAACCCCTGAACAGGTTGCGGTTGTCCCACACTTCGTCGTTCTCTACCTTGAAGGAACCGAACCAAGAGCCGTCGGGGGTGTCCTCGTAGCCCTTCGGTGGCATGATACCACGCTCGGAGTCGGTGATGTAACTCTCGAACATGAACACGCCATCCAGTTCAGCGTTGTGGTAAGCGTTGACGTTGTGCTGGTTGCCTTGCTTGAAATACTTTTGGACTATCTTGCGGATGGTGGCTTTGTCAAATACGACGTAGTATTCCCCGTAGGTTTCGTCCTTGCGATAGATGGGAGTGTCTGCAAGCATGAGAGGGCCAGTAAGGACCCTCCGTTCGCCTGTTTCGGTGAACTTTTGTGGTGTCTTTGCGAAGGCTTGGAATGGCCGTTCGATGGCGGGCATATCGGTCAGGGCCACGAATTGGACCCCTTCATCCACCTCGTCCACGGTCATCCTGTAAATGGGTAGTTCCATGCAGGTAAATGTCCTATGCCCCCAAAGTTGCAAATTCCTCCAACCTCCGAACCCTGCGAGTGCTTTGGGTGATATCCCGTTCCACAACATAGGCTCGCATAGGCGATGATCCTTGACCTTGGCCTTGACCGAAGCCCGACAGGTCGGTAACGTTCGGGTTTGCGAAGATTGCCGGGGATGCTGCTGCACCCGGTGCGCCAGCACCTGCTGCTCCTGCTGGAACACCACCGCTATCCCCTCCGCCTGTAATGGCTTTGGCTCCTTGGATGCCAGCAGCGGTAATCGCTGCGATGCGTAGCCCTGCCCGAATCTTTGAAAGCGTGTTGTAGGCCTTGAGTTGTGCGACACCTGCTGCCCCTGCGGTTATAGCATTGGCCGGGTTGGCTGCTGCGATGACCGCATTCGCTGCCATCTCTTTTTGCAGGTTCACGATGACATTGGCAATAGCAAGGCCTTTCTCCAAGGCCAAGGCAGCAAGAGCAAGACCCTTGCTTTCGTTGCCGAAGGACTGCAAGATGCTTTGAACGGATTGCAATGAGTCAACCGTTACTTGCTTTTTGAACTCGGCCAAGGCAAGTTCGTTGGCCTTCATGTCCTCGTTGAACTTGATGCGACGCTCCATCTCGGTCTGCACCGCTTGGGCGTTCAAAGCGTCCTGCTTGGCGTTCTGGTCAGCCGTAATCTGCACCAAAGCATCAGCCGTTGTCTTGGCTTGTAGTACTTCGGTTTCAGCCATGATAGCCCTTGACCGAGCCTGCTCTTCCATCATTAACCTGCGAGCCTCTGCGGTCTTCCTGTCATCTTCTTCACGCTTCCTGTTGGCCTGAATCTGCGCCTCGGTGTGGGCTTCGTATGCATCCCGGTAATTGGACAACGCTGCTTCTTCACGCAATAACGCCTGCTCCCTCGCCTTCGCTGCGATGGCTGGGTCGGGTAGGTTCAGGAACCTGCGGACCGCTGCGGTGAGTTCATCCCACTTGGCGATAAGTAGCCCTACGGCTGCAATGGCCGCACCGATACCCGTTGCAAGGAGGGCGATTCTAAACGCCTTCATCGCCCCGGTGCTTGCCCCGACTGCGGTTGCGTAGAGGGCCTGTGCTGCTGCTTGGCCTTGGGTTATCAGGATAGAGTCCTTGTTGAGAAGGTTGGCAACCTGCTGCACTCCAGTCGCGAGAGCCATGGCCCCTTGGACCTTGAGCAACGATTTCTGCAAGTCCTCGTTCTCGGACCCGAACAATGCTGCTGCACCTTGGGCGATTTGGAACCCTGCCGTTATACCCTGCACCGCTGAAACAACGGTGTCAATTCTTACGGTGTCGCTTGCAAGGGTCTTGATTCGCTGCGAGGTGTCCCCAATTTGGTCTTTGAGTTTTCCC